ATGATGAGCCCAACAGCATGCTCGTTTGCAACGAGGACGATGATGTAATATTCAGCCTTGTATATCTGGCCGAGCGGCTCACGCAGGAGATCGGAAATCATATCAGCGAATATATATCCCACCTCGGCGACGAGATCGCCGAGACGGTGGAGTGTTAGGAGGTGGGCGATGTGGAGAATATCACAATAAACGCAGCTATCTCCAAGCTTACCGATGAGCTTACCGCATTTAAGGGCAACCGTTATGGAGAAGTGGTCAAGGATGCTGTAGCCGAGGCGCTTATGGACTTCTGCAATAAATCCGATGCCTTTGCCGCTATCATCGCCGAATCGCATCACACCCTGAGCGACTGCATCAAGGAAATAATGAAAGGCTGCGGAGGAGCTATTTCCGACATCGACGTGTACCGCCGCGCCGTGCAGTTCTACTGCCCGGAGGCCACCGTGCATTTTGACATGAGAATCGAGCTGCCCGGAGCCGAAACAGCCGCCATGCCTGCCGCCGCAGATAATCCCAATATCATCAACATATTCGACATACTGTAGCGGAGGTGGAGAACATGAGCTACATCCAACCGCGCCCCCGCTGGGACATCTCAAAGAAACTGCTGTTATCACTCCCGCCGCATGACGCACCTCGGGCAAAAAACGACGCGCAGCTTGCGATTACCGCATCAGCCCCAAGGGTCGATACCGACGACCCCCGCCGAATACTGGTGATCACTGTATGGAAGAAGAGCGAGCGGCTCTTTTCGGTGTATATAGACGCATATAGCCTGTACAGCGGCAGAGATATCACCTACATACACACCGATCGCCGCTGGTCCGAGGGCGATCTGCAGTACAACATGGGCCACATCGCCCGTGTGTGGAATTACAGAAAGCCGAGCAGATTATATATTTCACCGTCAGACAGTCAGATCATAGGTGAATACTTCAGCGACTACACCACAGCACCGCTGGTGCTCATTGAAAACGAACTGCGCAGTCACAGGGATGCCCGTTATCAGCATCGAACAGAGACACGCAGGAACACGGCAAAGCGCATCGCAGATCAGCGCAAGCCGCTGCCTTACGATTTTGATCGGTGGATAAACAACCACCTTTTCGCCGGGCATCATTTTATCACATACGCCCGGCAGGGAAACACCATCCACGGCCGCTGCTCCCATTGCCAGGAATCTGTTTCTATTCTGGCAAAGAAGGGAATGAAGCACCACACAGAAGTGAAATGTCCGGCCTGCGGAGTGAAAACAAGACTGTACGCCACCGGCAGATCGAGCAGAGGCTTGATAAGCCAGACCCAACACGCCATAGTTGCCAACCGTATCGACGAGGGCCTGCTGCTGCGCTGCATTCCCGTGAGCCAGACCATAGACATGGCTGCCGGGGTTCGTACATACAAGATCCATGACGAGTTAGCCCTGTACGTAGTTGGCATCAAGGATGATATATCCCTTGAGTGGCTGTATAACGCCAATAGCCATCAGTCGTATTGGGATAAAGCGCGGGAGCCGTCCATGATGCACACTCCATATTTCAAGCATGGCTTGCTGTACACCGCCAATCTGCACAACGAGCTGCGCGGCACCGTTTGGCAGTACAGCGCCCTTGAACTGCTGCCCAAAGCAATACCGTGCACCGGAGAACAGACTATATCCAGCTATCTTGATCTTAGCCGGCGTGATCCATTTGTCGAGCGGCTCATGCGCGTCGGGCTTTACAATCTCGCCGTGCATAAATCCACTTACTACAGCCGAGTGTACAGCACACAAAGCGTTACCGACACCACCCAGAAGAAGCTGCACCGCGCTCTCGGCGTGCAGCGCTCCGACCTTCCGATACTGCGCCGTCTGAATGTGGACGAGGATGAGCTGAAGCTATACCGCCGGGTATGCGACTACGCACAAGACCCCGGACGGTTCATCAGACACCTGCGGTGCTTCAGGGTATCGCCCAAGAGCTTTGAGGGCATCATAGACCGCATCGGTGCACAGCCCCTTGAGCGGCTGCTGTACAAATATGTCCCGGCTCAGATGAAGGAGAGTCCGGAGGTATACACGAGCGTCAGCGCCGTCATCAGTGACTACCGCGACTATCTCGGTCAGTGCATAGAGCTTCGCCGTAATCTCGAGGACACCTCGAATCTATGGCCGCTTGATCTCCACAAAAGGCACAACGAGCTTTCAAAGCTGATAGTTAAGAACAAGACCGTCATTCAGGACAAAGCCGTACGACACCGCTGGAAGACCGAGCACCGGAATTATGAATACACGTCGAGCGGCTTTACGGTGCTCATGCCCCGGAATGCCTCCGAGATCATCAACGAGGGCAAGGCTATGTGCCATTGCGTGGCTACCTACGCTGACCGCGTAGCCCGTGGAGAAACCACTATTCTCTTTGTACGTTCGACATCTGACCGCAATAAGCCACTCGTAACCGCAGAAGTGCGGGACGGAAAGACCATACAGATACGCGCCAGGAATAACCGAGCCCCGGACGATGCCGTAATGGCGTTCTGGGCGGACTATGAAGAAAAGATACTCAAACCGCTCTTTTCCGAGCGGAACAAAATCAAAGTAAAGGCAGGTTAAAGCATGGATCAGCTTGCGATAAATAAGACCGCACAGCTTGCGGCAGAAATTAATTTCATTAAGGAACAGACCGCCCGGCAGGTTCTGACCGCGTCCATAGAGATAGGCAACCGCCTCGAGCAGGCAAAAGCTCTTGTGGATCACGGCCAATGGGAGACGTGGCTGCAGGAGAATGTCAGCTATTCACAGTCTACAGCCCAGAACCTCATGCGCATAGCCCGTGAGTACGGCAGCAATCAGCTCGACATCACCGGGCGTGCACCGGCAGATATATTCGGTCAGCTCACATATTCCCAGGCGGTTGCCCTTTTTGCCTTACCTGAGGCTGAACGAGCCGAGTTTGTAGAGACGCACGATGTTACAGAGATGTCGACCCGTGAACTCCAGCAGGTCATAGCCGAGGAAAAGGCCTTGCGGGAATCAGCTGAAGAAAAACTGCTCGCCGCATCGGAACGCGCCGAGCAGGCAGCTCAGGAAGCAAAAAGTCTCAGAAACGAGCTTTCCCATGAACGAGATAAGGCTGAGCATGCTGCCAACCAGTTTCAGACCGCCGCTAAAAAATCGGAGTCAGTAATACGGGCAGCAAAAAAACGCTCTGATAAGCTCGAAGCCCAGCGAGCGGCTCTCGAGGCTCAGATAAAAGAGCTTCGTGATCAGCCTCCCGAGCTTACCGACGAGCAGCGCGCAGAGATCGAACGTCAGATCGAGAAGAAATATACCACTCAGATAGAGCAGCTTACCATTGACGCAGACACAGCCAGAGCGCAGCAGCAGGCCATAGCCGAAGAAAAGGCGGCTCTTGAGCGCAGGATACAGCAGGAAAATGACAAGCGTCTGGTGAAGTTCCAGGCACTTTTCGAGCGGCTGCAGATGGACTTTGCTTCCCTTGTGCGTCTGGCTGATGACATCGGCGGCGACACCGGCAATAAGCTGCGTACTGTCATTGCCTCACTGACCAACGGTATAGCCAATGCCTGACTACACCTATATTCCCACCGAGAGCGAAGAACAGCAGCAGATATTTCAGTGGGCGTCATACGCCCTTGGCCGCTATCCTGAGCTGAAATATATGTACCACGTTCCCAACGGCGGAGTTCGCAACAAAGCAACCGCAGGCAGATTGAAAGCCGAGGGCGTAAAGTCCGGCGTGCCGGATATCTGCCTGCCGGTCCCCCGGGACAAGTACCACGGCCTCTACATCGAACTCAAGCGCCGTAAAGGCGGCAGGCTGTCTGATGATCAGAGCGATTGGCTTGCCGCCCTGCGCGGCTTTGGTTATTTAGCCGCTTCCTGTCGTGGTGCCCGGGAGGCCATAGAGCTTATTCAGAGATATTTGAACCTGAGAGAGGAATAATATCTATCGGTCGAGCGGCTGATACTGCCGCGTCAGCACAAGGAGGAAATATATGTACCCATACCACAACAGGATAAAGCAGCGCATCCGCGACGGTGAACTTATCGGTTACCGCTATGTGAATGATTATCCCAGAATCGGAAAATGTCTGCTGCTGGAGTTCAGCACGCCGCCGTTTGTCAGGCCGGTGAGGCCAGAGCGGTATGGGGAGTATGAGCCGATTCTAAGGGAGTGGGAGAAGAAAGGAGAATAACGATGAAAGTAATAGCACATTTGACGATTAGCGAATGGTTTATAGCATTGCTATCTGAGAAAGGCGGATTAAGCGACGCAAACGAAATTAAGCAGGCACTTAGCGAAGCGTTTGAGGAAATGCCGTTTGTTTCAAAGGTTGAGACAGAAATAGAAGACGAGGTGCCCGAAGAGACAGGGGGCCATATTAATCCTGAAAGAGAGAAGTCCCATGACCTTCCGTAAACGCCGGGGTATCGACCTGTCTTACGTTGAACAGGGCTACATAGCCTTCAGCTGCTGGCGGTATTTCAAGCAGCCGCCGGAGGTGCAGCAGAAGATAATCAACCTCTGCATGCAGATCGGCGGGGAGCACTATGTAGCCCTGTTTGAGGTGATGACCCGTCCTGATCTGAGCGTGGCTGCGGTGGCGATGCGGCACTATATCAGCGAATCTCTGCTGTACAGCCTGAGAAAGAAATTCTATGAGAGCTGGGAGTGACCCCGGCTCTTTTTCTCGTTTAGCTCAAGTGTGTGATAACTGACACGCCTTTCGTGTTACGATCACCTTGGTTAGAGGTTTTGGCATTTTACTCTGACCCTCCTAATAGCCAATGCAAAACACAGGGCGGCGAGTTTTGCAGCGCCTGCAAAAGGCGTAGTTTTTGAGCCGCCAATGCAGAACACAGGAGAAACGCGAATGATGCAAGAATCTGTCTTCTTAAAGAAAAAGCGAACACGTTTTAAGCTGGGCGGGTCTGTCGGCCATCTTGAGAGTTTGCTCGGTGGATGTCTGCCCGCGGACGACGAAGTCTATAAGCTGATCTCAAATCGCCATTTCTCCGTAATATCGCTGATTCTTTATATTGCTCAGCGTACAGTTATCAATGAGCTTTATGTTTCTACATTTGGAGTTGGAAGAAAAGAAATCGTTATGCTTCAAGGGTTACATGAGCAAGGAAGACTTGGCAATGTTTCGCTTGTAGCTGGCCGCATTATGGCTAATGCCGCAGACAAAAAGGAACGTGATCACCTACTCAAGCAGATATGCGAGAGGAATGAGTGGAGGTATATTTGCATTGATAACCACGCCAAACTGGCCCTGCTCGACACAAGCGCCGGTAAATTTATTATCGAGACCTCCAGCAACCTCAACGAGAACCCATCCATCGAGCACTTTAGTTTTGAGAAATCACCGGAGGCTTACGATTTTTACAAGGATTGGTTTGAATCATGGCTAAATCAAAAGCAGCCCAGTGGATAGAACCGGACGGCCTCACGCTGCTCGGAGCATGGGCGCGGGATGGACTGACCGACGAGGAAATAGCAGCAAAGTGCGGCATTTCCCGCTCGACACTTGCCGAATGGAAAAAGCGCTATCCGGACATTTCGGACACCCTAAAAAGGGGCAAGGATATTGTCGATTGCGAGGTCGAGAATGCACTTCTCAAGCGAGCCGTCGGATATTCGACTGTTGAAACACGCGTAGAATACGAATGCGGCATCGAGGTTAAGCGCATAGAGACGATAAAAGAGGTACCGCCCGACACGACCGCCCAAATCTTCTGGCTCAAGAATCGCCGCCCGGATATATGGCGCGATAAGCAGCAGGTGGAAGCCGACGTTGACACCGAGCTGCATATTGAACTTTCCGACGAGCTGAAAGAGTTTATACAGTGAAGCTCAATATTCCCAGACCCAACGCAAAGCAGGTACAGTTTCTTAAAGCCGTAGCGCGATATGTCGCCTATGGTGGCTCCCGAGGCGGCGGTAAGAGCTGGGCCATACGTATCAAGGTGGCGCTGCTCGCGCTGTTCTGGCAAGGCATAAAGATACTCATACTGCGCCGGACGTATCCGGACTTGATGAAGAACCACATCGAGCCGCTGCGTGATCTACTTGAGCCTCTTGGAGCCAAATACAACGATAAGACAAAAACGCTGAGGATCGGCAAAAGCCAGATCATCTTCGGCTACTGCGACAATGACAACGATCTGAGGCGCTATCAGGGTAACGAGTACGACGTTATCTGTATCGACGAAGCGACACAGTTCAAGTGGGAGTGGTTCGACGCTCTCAAGGCCTGCGTCCGTGGTGTCAATAATTTCCCGAAGCATATCTTCCTGACCTGCAACCCCGGCGATATCGGTCATGCCTGGGTCAAGCGCCTGTTTATAGACCGGGATTTTCTTCCGGGCGAAAACCCGGACGATTACGATTTTGTCGCAGCTACGGTATATGACAACATCGCGCTCATGGAGAATGACCCTGAGTACGTCAGAAATCTTGAGTCGCTGTCCGATGCGCTGCGCGATGCGTGGCTGTACGGTAAATGGGATAGCTTTGTGGGGCAGTACTTTACCGAATGGCGAGCGCATATACACGTCGCCGAGCCCTTCGAGATCCCGGCAGGCTGGCGGAGATATTTCGCAATGGACTACGGCCTTGATATGTTGGCCGGATACTGCATAGCACTTGATCCTCAAGGGCGCGCATTCGTGTACCGAGAGGTGTACAAGCCCAATCTGATCATCTCCGACGCAGCGCGGGAGATCAAAGAGCTGTGCGCAGGGCAAAACATCTTCCAATATTTTGCACCGCCGGATATGTGGAACCGTCGGCAGGACACCGGCAAGAGCGTGGCAGAGATATTCGGTGAGAACGGGATATATCTGACCAAGGTGCAGAACCAGCGTGTGGACGGCTGGCTGCACATGAAGGAATGGATGAAAGTAAGAGAGGACGGCGGGCAGCAGTATTCCATGCTGACCTTCTTCCGCACCTGTCCGAACGTAATCCGCTCCATCCCCCTGCTGCAGTTCGACGACAAGCACCCTTCCGACGCAGCCACCGAACCCCACGAGATCACCCACGCGCCGGATGCAATACGATATTTCTGCGCCGGGCGGCCAATGTCCGCGCCGGTCATTGAACATAAAAATAACCCTCTGCCGCCTGCGCTGCGGGATGCAGAGGAGTACACAGGAGGATTGATGAATTGGTAGGTAAGTTTATTGCGTGGCTGCTGCGTAATGCGGGGTATTGCCTGATCACGGACAAGGCGTTTCTCGCCTACGATGCTGCCGTGTCTGAGGTATTTAAGGAGATCGAACGGCTTAACGAAAAGCTCATCGAGCTGGACAGCGTCATCTGCTCCACCATGGAGTGCGTCGAAGAGCTTAATGATAAACAGTTAGCTGTGCCCGTCAAGCAAAGCGACAACTATAACGTCGCGGCGCAGATTCTTAACGAATTCCTCAACGGCCCCCAGCCCACCGGGAGGAATGACGAATGAGCGCAGCCACAACCAAACTGTGGGACGAATACAGGGCCGGACTTGAATATCAGAGCAGCATGGGCTTTGCTGCTGATTTCCCGGTGTTTGAGGCCTTCAAGGAGGGCGACCAATGGCCTGCGGCGACACAGCGCACGCGAAACCTGCCGCGACCGGTATTCAACATCGTGGATATGTTCATCCGCACCAAGCGGGCAGCCATAGTCAACCAGCCCATCACCATCCAGTACACCCCCAGCGAGTATGCCGCCGATCCGGGTGCCGCCTCTCTTGCCTCCAACGGCGCAAAGGACTTCACCGACTACGCCCGACAGCTGTGGGAAAGTTGCGAGCAGGACGAGCTGAACGGCGAGCTGGTGGACGATGCCGCCACTCTGGGCACCGGGGTGCTGCACTATTTCTTTGATTCAAGCGTTCGGGGCAGGGGAGAGCATCCCTTTACCGGAGAGATACGCGGCGAGACCATCGACCCGCTTAACATCTTCTTCGGTGATCCTCAGTGCCGCAACGTGCAGCGGCAGCCCTACATAATCATCGCCCAGCGCGTGGATGCCGAGAAGGTCAGAGAGCAGGCCAAGGCCGAAGGGCTGGCAAAGGATCAGCTGAAGCTCATATCCGGCGACGACCGCCACGAGCACGAGGGCTATGACGCCGCCCGGAAGGAGCTGAGCAACCGCAAAAAGGTGACGGTGCTCACCAGATACTACCGCAAGAACGGCGCGGTGGTTTACGACCGCTGCACCGAGCACGTGGAGATCATCAGGGAGCGCAGCCTGACGCCGGATGGCTCGGCGTACACCATAACCAGATACCCTGTGGTCGTTCTCAACTGGTACAAGCGCAAGAAGTGCATATTCGGCATCGGCGAATGTCAGACCCTTATTCCTCCCCAGAAGGCGGTAAACTTCCTCAAGGCGATGGAACTCATGAGCGCCCAGCAGACGGCATGGCCCAAAACCATCGTCAAGCCGGGAGCCATCAACCAGCCCATCACCAACGAGCCGGGTGAGGTGCTTACCGACTACTGCGCCAACGGTACAGGCATAGCATATCTCAACCCTCCTGCCATGTCCTCGGGCGCAAGCGCTCTGGCTCAGAGCATATTTGACCTGATGCGTACGGTGTCCGGCGTCAACGAGGTGACCACCGGCGAACCCATCGGCAGCAACATTGCCGCCTCAGCCATCATCGCTCTGCAGTCTCAGGCCACCAAGCCCATTGAAGAGGTGCAGAGCCATTACTGGCGGGCAATAAAGCAGGTGGGCGCTATATGGGAGGAGCTTATCAAGGCCTACTACAACACCGAGCGCAATATCACCACCTCCGATATATCCGAGGACGATGACCCGGCCAACAGCACCCGGCCTTTCCTTGGCGCGGCCTACGCGGATGTCGGCTTCCGGCTGAGCATTGACGTGGGTACCTCCAGCGAATACAGCGAAGCTCTGGCAATGAGCACGCTGGATAATTTCCTCAATCGGGGCTTTATCGACCAGTTCGACTATGTTGAGCTGGCTCCCCAGAATGTGGTTCCCTTCCGTGAGCAGCTCAAGAAACGCTGGGCGGACAGGGATGCACAGAAGCAGGCTTTGCTGCAGCAGGTCATGGCTGAGGCGCAGAATATGGCAGCGCAGCCGCCTATGCTGCCTGACGCAGGAGCAGAGCCGACCGGTGTGGTTCATCCCGCCGGAGTGGGAGGGGCTGATCTTCCCGCCATTCCCAAGGCTCCGGGCCTGCCCACTCCGTAGAAAGGAGGAAGAAGCTATGGATTGCCCTCTGTGCGGCGCGGAAATGCGCATCGTCAACAGTGGTGTGGTGCCGGAGAATGACAACGACCCGAATCTGCCCACGCGCATCTGGCAGGTGCAGCAGTTCAAATGCATGAACCCCGGCTGCTCCAACGAAAACACCACCGAGAAGCGCCACCTGCTGTACCCGGCAGATGACGCCGAATAAACACCATCAAGGGCTGCAAAACGGTAGCGTTCCGAACCTCGCCCACAAAACGCGGAAAGGAATAGCCTCATGGAATATGAGAACATGGCTGCCAATGCCGCCGAGACCTCTGCGCCCGACACCGGCACGCAGGAATCCCAGACGGTTGGGAGTGCCGCCGCTCCCTCTGATGCATCCGCCGGGCAGGATGTGACCAGAACACAGGCGTTTTCGCGCCGCCTCAATGAGATGTCCGCCAGGAATACCGACGCGGAGATCAAGAAGCTCGGAATGTTCAACCCCTATAACAACTCTCCCATCGAATCGCTTGCCCAGCTCCGGGACTACCGCGCCATGCAGGAAGCTGACGAGCGCGGCCTTGACCCCCAGTCTACCGCAGAGCTCAACGGCCTGCGCTCCCAGCTTGCGGAGTACAGGCTCAGAGAGCAGGAGGCAGCCATCAAAGCCGACCCCAATCTTGCCGGTATATACGAGGATTACCGCGACGAGGTAGTGGCCTTTGCCGAATACGCCGCGTCTGAGGGCAGAGAACTTGACCTCGATGCCGCGCTGCGTGTGGTCATGTCCCAGAACTACGACGCCATCCGGGCAAAGGACGCCGAGCGTGTGCGGAACGAGGCTCTTGCAGGCATCAACGCCAACCGCGCAGCCTCTCCCGGCTCCATAGGCGGAGCACCGGCGGGCGACAGCGTGAGCTATGCCGACATGAGCAGCGCGGACTTCAAGCGTCTCGTAGAGGCTGTGAAGCGTGGAGAGCACAGAAGATCATAACACTCTACACGAAAGGACGATACTACATGAACATGATCAAAAGACTGCTTCGTGCAATCTTTCTCTTTCCGTTCACTCTCATCTTCGGTGCTGTGGCACACAACACCAACACCATCGGCGGCAACATGTCTGCCGAGAATAAGGAATATTACGACCGTAATCTTCTTGATCGCCTCAAGCCCAGCCTGATCTTCCATCAGTACGGTCAGAAGCGTCCCATCCCCAAGCGCGAGGGTGGCACCATCAACTTCCGCCGTTACGCTGCACTCCCGGCGAACACCACCGCTCTGACCGAGGGCGTCACCCCTGCCGGCACCCAGCTGTCCATCAGCACGGTCACCGCTACTCCCGAGCAGTACGGCGATTTCGTCACCATCTCCGACAAGCTGGATATGATCGGTCTTGACCCCAACATCACCGAGGCCGCAGAGCTGCTGGGCGATCAGGGCGGTCTGACCCTCGACACCGTCGTGCGCGACGTTGTATGCGCAGGCTCCAATGTTCTGTACGCCAAGGGTACCGGCACCGACGAAGTCACCGCTTCCGACGTGCTCACCAGCACTCTCATCAAGAAGGCCGTTCGCGCCCTGCGCAGACAGAATGCCAAGCCCCTTGAAGGTGGCTTTTTCATCGGCATCATTCATCCCGACACCGAGTTCGACCTGCAGAGCGACCCCCTGTGGCAGGATGTGAGCAAGTATAACGGCGGCGAAGCCATCATTGCAGGAGAGATCGGCAAGATGTGCGGTGTCAGATTCGTCAACACCAGCAACGCCCCCATCTTCGATGGCGCAGGCGCTGACGGTGCCGACGTATACGGCACCATGATTATCGGCGCCAACGCATACGGCGTCGTGGACATCGAGGGCGAGGGCAAGCCCAGAATCATTATCAAGCCCGTTGAGAGCGGCGGCACCGAGGATCCTCTGGAGCAGCGCTCCACCGTAGCCTGGAAGGCATTCATGACCGCCGTGCGTCTGGACGAGCTGAGCATGATCCGCATCGAACACGGCGCAACTGCATAATTGAAGGAGGAAACAGCAATGCCGAAAGCAACCAGCAAAACCGAGCAGGCTGCAGATAATAATCTTGAGACTGCTGTGCAGCCCGGAACAGAGGTGCAGCCCAAAACAGAGGTACAGCCCGAAGCAGGCGGTGCAGAGGATAGCAAAGAGAGCGCTGTGATCACCAACGCTCAGATCGACAGTGAGGCGCGCTCCATGAAGGCCATTCTCGAGGCTCGCCCCAAGAGAACCGTCAAGCTTGTCAATGCGCAGGCCAAGAAGACCGGGGCCACCGTGCCTCCTTATCCTGTCAGCATCAACGGCTACGTCTTCCATATCCCCTGGAACAAGCCGGTCGAAGTCCCCGACCGCGTAGCTGACATTCTTGAGCGTCAGGGACTTATCTAACCACTTTACACTAATCTACAGGGCGGCGAGCTTGTGAGAAACAAAGCCGCCGCCCTTATTTCTTTTATGGAGGAATGGACATGATAACCAAAGGCAGAGCGATAGACGAAATGCTTCGCTGGCTGGATGAGGCGACCATCAACGGCGAGCAGCCGGCATCCGAGCAGCTGGCCGATTACCGCGACCGGGCGGCGCATCTTCTTTCGGGCGTGGTCAGTCTTATCGCCGAGCAGTTCCGCATTCCTGCGTCCTTTACCGTAGTGCAGAATCCTGTGCCCAATCTGCTGGGGGATGCTTATCACCTCGAGAGCGTCATGCCCGGAGAGCCTTTTGTGGCGACTGTCAACGGCCTGCGCTCCTTTTACCTTGAGATCATGGGCGATGTGGCGGTCAGCGTCAGATGTGGGCAGGACATTATATACAGCTGCGAGGAATACTCCGAGAATGAGTTCCTGCCGCTGTGCGCAAACGTGGACGCACAGGGCGTGGCGACCATCACGGTCGAATCGGAATATCCTGCCTCCGTGCGCTATCCTGCCGTATACGCCGTACCCTTCCCGTACGACGAGCTGGTGCAGCCCAACACGCCCTATGTGGCATACGAACTGCCCCATGACCTGCGCGAGTATGAAAAGTGCGTGCGCACCTCCGACGGTACCAATTATGAGGAGTTTCAGGACGTGCGCCGTGAGGGCTTTCGTACCTTCCTGCTGCCGCGCAAGGCAAAGGGGCAGTTTACCTTTCATTACTGGCGCAACCCCTGTGCCGTACCCCATGACGCGGCGGACGATCACCGCCTTGAGGTTGCTCCGGAGGCTGAGCCGCTTATCGGCCTGAAGCTGGCTGCTGACGTGACGCGGGGCATCCCGGAGTGCCAGAGCGTGGCCTATTGGCTGGACGCTGAATTTGCTTCACGGATAAACAATCTGGCCCGGCAGGAGCGGGGTGGCATTGTCCGCATACAGCCGACCTATTCGATGTGATGAGGTGAGAATATGGCATATATCCCAGCGGTGAATTATTCAAAATCCGGCGCGCCCGATGCTCCCGGAACCCAGGTCATGACCATCGCGCAGTTCGATGGAGCCGACCTTACCAGCGAGCCGACGCACATGTCAATCACCCGGTCACCAGACTGCCGTAATATGATGCGTGCCGCGCCGGGAAAGGTAAAGCGGCGCATGGGGTACGAGAGAATCCAAAAATATGACGGACAGATTAATGGTGCAACAGATATACCGGCTGGCAAGGTAATACACTCGGGAACAAAAGTGTATATGAATGGTCAGATGCTCGCAGGCAGCATGGAAGAAGCGATTGAAGCATTTACCTCCAGCTCTGAAATAATTGATACCGGTGTAGCTGATGCGCGCTCCTGTATAGTGCGAATGGGTACGGTAGGAAAAACATGCATGCTTGACGGAAGAAATCTGAGAGGCTTCAGAAACGCTACCAACAACGAGGGCATCACAATCCGATATTGTCAGAAGCTGAGTGATGCCGCATATGTCCCCACCGTAATGATCGACCGCGACCCCATAGGCGGAGGTACGGCCCACGAGGATATCAACGTGCTGTCTGATGCCTTTACCGAGCTGTTCTATGCCGACGGCAAAAGCACAGCGTACCAGATGTCCTTTGACAATTTGATAGCCGAAAAAGGCTCGGTTGTAAAGACGCTGAACAGCGACGGACTTACATGGAAGACCCTCACCGAAGGAAGCGATTACAGCGTCAATTACACCACCGGCGTTATCACCTTTGTGTACGCACCAGCCGTCACTCCGGTCAGCGGACAGTCCAACGTGTCCATCACGGTCAGCAAGGATCGATCAGAAAAGCGCAGCTGGATCGACAAGTGCACAGTAGGCATCTGCTTTGGAGACAGCAGCTCCGGCGCACGGCTCTTCTGCACCGGCAATCCGGATTATCCCAACCGTGACTTTTGGTCGGAGATTGATGATCCGACATATTTCTCTGACCTGAATTACTCCATCCTCGGGGATATCAGCTCAAGGATAATCGGATATTCCACGCTTGGCGACCGGCTGGCAGCTCACAAGGATGACGGCACGATCTACATTCGTTCAGCTGTAACCGATGAAAACAACATGTACCGGCAGATGTTCCCGGTTACTTCGGTGATTCGCGGCCCCAGAAGCATAGCGCCCCATAGCCATGCAGTTCTGAACAACGAACCGCTTTTCCTCACAGAAAACGGAATATACGCCATCACCTCCGCCGATCTGACCGCCGAGAAATATGCCCAGCGCAGATCCTTGTACCTCGACGGCGCACTGCTTAAAGAGCCGAGCCTGAGCGAAAGCTTTGCGCTGGTATACAGGAATTATTACCTGCTGGCTGTCGATGATCGGGTATACGTGCTGGACGGCACGACCGCCACATACGCAAAGGATGAGCCGCATTCCACATACCAGTACGAGGGCTTTTTGTGGACAGGTATCAGCGCAAGATGCATGTGGACGTGGGATAGCGACCTGTATTTCGGTGATGATAGCGGTCAAATATATCGCTTTTCCGAGGAACTCAGCACCGATGATGGAAGCCCATTCATAGCCTGCTGGCAGACTCCTGACCTGCAGGGGGCTTCTTACTATCACTACAAGCACTTCACGCGCATTGCGCTCCAGCTTACACCGGGAGACGCATCAACAGTGGAAATCCATGCCAATTCCGGCGGGCCGTGGGCAAAGCTCATGGAGAAGGTCTTTGCATCAAGCGACCACGCCCGGGCGCTGGTGCGCAGGCTCAAGTTCAAAAAATGTACATCTGCCGCTTTCCGCATTCAGTCCGGCAAAGGTCAGCCCTTTGAGCCGGACGCCATAAGCGTTGAATACATCCAGACCGGGCGACACGAAAAACGCCTGTAGGAGGACAACGGATACATGAACAATACATGCAATTTATGCCCGGCGGACATGACGATGATCCGCGGCGACCTGTTTGAATATCCTCTCAGATTCAGCCTGAATGAGGACACAGCATACCGTCTGCTGGACGGAGACGTCCTGCGCTTCGGCGTTTTTCGCGGGCGCAAGCCGATGCTGCTGCTCAGATATTATTCCACGCAGCAGGCGGAGGACGGAACCATCAAAATAACCATCGCCCCGGAACTGACCGAAAGAATGGCACCGGGAGACTACAGATTCGAGGCCGAGCTTACAAGCGACATCAACGGCATACATACCGTAGCCGGGGGAACATTCAGACTGATGGAGGATCGCATAACCCCGGATGTGCGCAATGGCGTTGTAAAGCCGCCCGATTATCCGGACAGCGAGCTGCCCGATGACCACGAAAGACTGAACGGCAGGGAGAAATCTGACCAGCATCCGATCAGAGCCGTTACCGGCCTTTCAAAGCGGCTCAATGACCTCAGGATCGTCGCAGACGCAGCTGGCAGAAGCATTGTCCTGAACGATGCGTCAGGTGAACGGTTGTGCGGACTGATGCTGTACGGCAAAACCACGCAGGACGGAGTCCCGACGCCGTACATACCCATACCGCTGGCAAGTGCAGGTGATAGCGGGACGATTACCACTGTAGTGGCGGGTAAAAACCTTCTGGCCCCCAGACTTACAAGCGGCGCTTTTTCCGGCAACGCTGACGGTACATATACCGCTGTATCGACCGGAGCGGCCGCAATCGGCACGGTCACATTAGTCGCCGGCGAAAAATTTACACTATCCGCAACGAGAGTAAGCGGAAATGGAGCGTTGCCCTGTCTGATTATCAGAAAAAATGATGGAACAAACCTTGAAACAAACTACGCGGATACGACCGTCCCAGTAACCGTAGCGCTTGATGAAACGCTGACGGTCAATGTTATATTGCAGGGTGCTGCCAAAAACACGGCCTGTAATGTCGGCGACGTATTTGCAGTTCAGTTTGAAGTCGGGGAGGTTCCAACTGACTACGAGCCTTATAAGGGTCGGTTTCTCACCGTACAAATTTCAAAAGGGCTTCCGGGCATCCCTGTTCTGAGTGACGGTAATTACACTGACCCCAATGGGCAGCAGTGGATTTGCGACGAGATCGATTTTGAACGCGGAGTGTATGTGCAAAGGGTAAACGAGAGCACTTTTGACGGATCTTCTGACGAAAACTGGTATACGTTGGTCTCAGCTAATGGCGTTCATTACAGAATGCTCACCAGAGCTTGCCGCGGTCTGATAAAAACCACAGTTACCGGAGCAAAAGGCGTGATATTGTGTTCCGCATTTCCCGCAAGAAAAGCCGATGAAACCTACTTGAGCAACATGGGAATATCGGTAGAGGTTGATGGTGCAATCAGCGTATACATGCCTGAGTGCCAGACCCTGACAGATTTCAAAGCTTATTTATCAGAGAACCCGATGACTTGTCTGACGGCGCTTGCAAACCCTGTCGAAACCGCCCTGACTGCCGAGGAGATTGCGGCCTTCAAAGCGCTGCGCACCAAGGAATCGATCTGCACGATTATCAATAACGCTGGCGCATATATGGCTGCGGCATACGTCCCGGACTCAATGGCAGCGATATGCATAAGTAAAAGGCTGTCCGCGCTTGAGGACGCCATATTATCACTTGGAGGTAATGTGTAATGTTTTCTTTATCATCGTTCATAAAGACTGGCCTGATGGGAGCAGTCGGCCATCTGGCTGACTATCAGATCATTCTCAATTCTGCCGGATGGCTGGAGAAGGGCGTACTGACCGAGGCCGATCTTTCAGACATTCAGGAGGCCATCAATGCTCAGTATGCCGCTCAGCCGGAGATTGTCGAGGAGCCCGATGTGACGGAGGAGGGTTGATTATGGCCATCAGAAAATACTCACTGAAAAAGGACGGCAGCACAAAGCTGACCGCCCACTTCCGTGTACGCGAATTCAGATGTAAAGACGGCAGCGATACCATCTTCATTGACGAGAAGCTGCCAAAGCTGCTGGAGCAGATAAGGGTGTACGTGGAGGAGGCGGTCACTACTACGTCCGCCTATCGTACAGCTTCGTACAACGTCAAGGTTGGCGGCTCACGCAGCAGCTATCATGTCAAAGGTCAGGCCGCCGACATAATCACCAAAGGCCGTACGGTTGAGCAGATTGCGAAGTTCGCACAGGCCATCGGTGCCGGCGGTGTAGGTTTGTACACCAAAAAGAACTTCGTCCACGTTGACACCCGGGCGACCAGATACTACTGGAAGAACACCGGCAACGGTGATCGAAAAGTGAGCGGTCACGGCGGTGCGTGTCCTTATGCTCAGCCCAAGACTTCACTCAAAAAGGGCAGCAAGGGCAGCGGTGTCCGCTGGCTGCAATGGTGGCTCCGGCTGTGGGAATATGACATCTCCATTGACGGTGCTTTCGGCCCCAAGACCGAAAAGGCGGTCAAAGAGTTCCAGAAGCGTCTGGGGCTTGACGCAAACGGCCTTGCCGATGCCAGAACCAGAAACGCATTGAGAGGGGTGCTGTGATATGTGGCAGTACATACTCACAACCCTGTTTGAGTCGGTGGTGCTTGTACTGGCTATCTACTACTTCCAGCGCGGTCAGAAAAAGCGGGACAGCCACGCCGAAGAGCGCGCCGCAGTACGCCGCCGGGAAAGCCTTCTCAATCTGCAAATGACCATGGCGGTCAGCAAGCTTTCCTACGCCACCGCTGTGGCTATCGAGCGCGGAAAGACCAACGGCGAGCTGAAGGACGCCAAGGAGGAATACAGCAAAGCCCGTGCGGCCTATCTTCAGTTTCTC